CGTTGATAGGATTAGGCCCCTATCCGGCGGATTCTCGTTATTCATTTCGATTAACGCATTATTTATGTTCGATTCGAAAATTTAGCAAGCATGTTAGGGTTTCGTATTGAACCCCTAATGTTGTTGCTAATAGAACGGACATCGTGCATGTGTGTTTTATTGCACCCATGTAGTGTTGATGTATTATCGTTTGATTAATTATTCCAAATTTCACAAATTGCCTAAAATTAGTTATCATAAGACGTTTATAGACTAAATATTCGGAAATTTAGTTTAGTTGTTATTATAAAGTGTTTTATGCGGTTGATCACCGTAAACCGATCGTCAAAATTAGGCTCGAAATTACTCACTGGAAGCCTTTATATGTCCAAGGAGTTAGAGCTCGAATGAGAGCACTCGATAAGTTGCAGTTTACTGGCTTATCGTTAAAGGTTTCGCTTGACCACAACAAAGTTTTTATATTTTAATTGTTAGTCACGTTTCGACGTGCACGGTTTACAAATGTTTACTTATTCCATGATTATGACAGTCATCATGGTTTTATATACTGTAAGTGCTGAGGCGCGAGTTACCGACAACATTGTTGTCGCCCCATTTAATTGGGAATTACCTCTTATTGAGGTTACAATGTGGATTATGTTGATCCATGTCTTTATTCTACCGTTCACTCGGTTTCGAGTGATTCCCACTTGGAAGTTGCTTTCTAAGTGGATTGTGCTTTATTTGTGTTTGACTGGTGGTGGTTTGAAGATGGCGCACGTTAAGTACGCTATCCAATGCTACTTTTTGCCGGTTGCCATGAATGTGGTTGCCTATTGGCTTGACTTTATTGTTTACCCGTTGTTGGATTCTCAATCCGGCAAGGGATACTCGCATAGCAGGTATGCCAAGAAGCAAAAGAACAAGCGGAACGCTGCCAAGAAGCGTGCTATTGCAGCACAGCAGATCGAGCAGCGCAAGCAGGAAGACAAGAGATGCAAAGACAATAAATTGCAGTCGCAGGTCGGCAGGAAAGATTTTTATAATCTTACCTTTGACCTTAGTGATGAAGTGCTTGATATTGTTGGACGCATTTGGTTTTTCTTCCGTGATATTATGGAGGAGTTCCGAGTTCCATCCATTCCTTGGGAGTCAATGTCTTCGTTGAAGACAACTCTTGAGGAGAATTTGCCTCGGATTGTTGACTCAGAGATCCTTAAGGGGATCAACATTCTGCTGAGTTTGTTTGTTGCTATTGGCTGGATTAAGCGCATTGAATTTTCCCTTTGGGGAGTGTGTGTGTTTAAAACCCAGCCCTTGCATCGTACCGTCACTTTGGCGGAAGTAGCGAGTGAGACATGGAAGTTATGCAAGAAGATTGTTTCTTGCTTTGTCCAGTTTTTTGAGACTGGCAAGCTTTCAGCTTTTTGGGATGACACGCCCAAGAATGCTTTCGAGGATATGTATACTCGAATTGTTTCAGAGTGGCCGTTGATTGATGTGGGTCGTATTGGCACACTAGAGTTTGCGGAATTTGACCGCGAACTTGATAATTGTATCAATCACTGCCTTAACGAAATGAAGACATGCAAGGACGGAGAGCGTGTGTATTTTAGCACTCGCCTCCTTAATTTGCGCAAAATTGCAGTTGGTCGTTGCAAGCAGAAGAAGGGAACTTT